TTCACCATCTGATTATCCTGCAAACTTTATTTGCACAGTTAATGGTTGGTACGGTGCTGTACAGAGAATGGGTCTTTTCAACCAAGAGAACGGCATGTTCTTCGAGTACGATGGTCAGCAGCTTTACGCTGTTCTTCGTAGCTCAATTAAGCAGATTGCTGGTCGTGTAACTGTAACAAACGGTAGCACAACGGTTACTGCAACCGATGGCAATTTCCCAACCATCTTTAGCAAGCAGCTGACCCCTGGTCAGTACATTGTTATCCGTGGTAGCTCTTACCGTGTTACTGATATCACTAGCGATACGCAGATCACCATTAGCCCTGCTTACCGTGGTATTACTGCCAACTACGTGACTGTTACAGCCACTGTCGACAACCGTATGCCACAGTCGCAATGGAACATTGACAAACTTGATGGAACTGGACCCAGCGGTTACAAGCTTGACATTACCAAGATGCAGATGTGGTACCTTGACTACTCGTGGTACGGAGCTGGTTTCGTGCGTTGGGGCCTGAGAACTACTGATGGTAACATCCTGTTCTGCCACAAGCTGGCTAACAACAACATCAACACCACTGCCTACATGCGCTCTGGTAACTTGCCGGGTCGTTACGAAACATCTACGATCCCACCAATTACCACTACCACATCTGGCATCGGTGCAACAGACACCACAATCTATGTTAACAATACGCTGAATCCAGCTGGCAATAGCGCATTCCCTGCATCAGGCACTCTTGCGATCAAGAACGCCACGACTGGTGTTGAATACGTTAATTACACAACTGTAACTGCTAACAGCTTCGGTGGTTTGACACGTGGTATTGCTACCCCTGCTTCCCTGACGCTTTCTTTAACGTCTGGTAGCCCAATTGGTAGCGGAACTATTACCGGTGTTGCAATTGGTTCTAAGGTTACTGCACCGACGTTGTTCCCCGACAACACATACGTTACTTCCATCAGCGGTAACTTCATTACGTTTAGCAATGCTTCTGTATCGACTAACGCCAGCGCAACGGTTCCAGTGCAGGCTATGGGACTTGCAGGAACTGCATTCTCATACTCTGCTACCGCACCAACTACGGTTGAGTTGGCAATGCCTACGCACAGCCCATACTTTAGCCACTGGGGTACTGCAGTAACAATGGATGGTGGTTTCTCGCCTGACGCCAACCTTTTGTTCACCTATGGTCAGACTACTCCAATTACGTTGGCTTCTGGTCAGACCAAGTCTCTGATGTCGATTCGTATTGCTCCTAGCGTTGACAATGGCCAAACAAGTTCTATCCTTGGATCGCACGAACTGGCTAACCGTGTACAGCTGCAGCTGCAGACACTTGACGTATCGGTTACAGTTACTGGTACACAGGGGGTTGGTGCCGGTAACGTGCTTATCAAGGCTTACTTGAATAGCGTGCCACAGCTTATCAGTGGTGGAACATTGCCACAGTGGACAAACGTCGTCGCTGGTGCAAACAGCCCGAACTCATCGCTTAGCCAGATTGCTGACTACTCTTCTGTACCCAATGGTGTTACGGTTGCTAGTGGTTTGGCTGCTGGTGAAGTTACCGGTGGTTTCTTCGTAGACACCACACAGGAAGTTAACGTTGCTGGTGTTCGTGACCTCGGTAACAGCATCCTCAACGGCGGTACTGCTACCACTGCAGCACTGGCAACACCAGACAAGAACATCTACCCAGATGGTCCTGACACATTGACACTGGTCGCTCAGAACCTTAACGGTGTAGGCGTGCAGTTGTTGGGCCGTATCTCATGGATTGAACCACAGGCATAAGGAGTTGACATGGAAAGACAACAGAATATAAGATTAGCTCGCACTCGTCGCGTTGGTGCTAACTTTGATTTCAATGGTAACCCTATTGACCAGAACGATGGTGGCGGAGTTATCCGCTTCAGTAACAGCCTCGAGTTCTATGCATGTGGTCACCAAAAAGTTGGCGGTGGAGTTGACTTCTGCAGCTGTACAACCTTCTAAGGAATAATTAATGCCATCCAAAGACTGGAGCGCCTCAGCGGAGCTTAACAACATGCGCAAAGCCGGTATTACTGGCTCTAGCAACCCCGTGCGCAATCGCCTTGAAACGCAAGAGCTGCTACGCAATGTTCGTACCGGAGGATCTTTCGCTAGTGATGTTGCCAGAATGCCTACGGAAGGCCGTGAGCGACTCAATACGATGGGTGGCAGGGTTAACATGGAGGGCGGTGTATCCCGTACTCTTGGCCGTACTGCTGCTGCCACTGGGAGTGATGCTCAGTGGGCCTGGCCCAAGCTTCACGACCCATTCGAATACTGGCGTGAGCGTACCTGGTGGTTCAACATGGAGGACCCCGACGAACAAACACGTAAAATCCGTGACTGGACTCGCCTGCTTTACACCACACACTACCTGGTACCAGGTCTTATTGATATCTACACGCGTTTCCCACTCCTTGACATTGAGCTCGTCCATCACGACAAGCGCATCAGTGACTTCTACAACGAGATGTTCTTTGATGGTCTAAACTATCAGGAGTTCCTGTTTGACCTGGGCCGTGAACACTGGACCGTTGGTGAAGTGTTTGCCATGGGCAGCTGGCACGATGGTATTGGTGCCTGGGAAGATGATGAAATCATCAATCCAAATGACGTTATCGTTGCAAAGAACCGAGCGCTACGCACCTATCAGTACCATGTAAAGGTACCTCAGGAGATCAAAAAGCTTATTGAGACTCGTGACCCTTCACAGGAATATCAGATGCTCATGCAGATGTATCCAGACGTTGTTGCCTGGGCACGTCAGGACAAAGAGATCCCTGTCAGTGACGTGATCATGAAACAGATCAAGTTCAAGTGCGTTGTTGGTTCTACTGATATAATGACCCCAACTGGTCCTGTCCAGGCAAGAGACCTTGCTGTTGGCGATGAAGTGCTCGCATGGGATGAGACTACGAATAAGATTGTTCGCAGCACCGTTAGTCACCAAGGTATTAATGAACCAGAACCAATCTATTGGATCACGACTAAGCAAGGTCGAAAGATTGGTGTTAACTCGGAGCACCCATTCCTTACTGATAATGGCTGGGTAGAAGCTGCCGATCTTTCTATCGGAACAAATTTGTTGGTCGGCCATTCATATAATCCTGAGATGACCAGCAATGTATCGACCGATGAAGCAAGATTTTTTGGTTTAATGGTTGGTGATGGTAGCTATGGCCATAAAACGATTATTTTCCACAATGAAGACAAAGAAATACTAAATTGGATGAATGAATTCGTTGCCGGATATGGTTGCAAACTATCGCAAGCCGGTGACCGTGAGATATCATTCGTTATTTCACAGGGTGAACAAACAAAAAATCCTAATTTAATCAAGAAATTAATCGTAGATGCTGGTATCAAGGGGCAAACTACTTATACAAAGAGAGTCCCGTCTTGTATTTGGGATGGTGGGCCTGAAGTTTGGGGAGCTTTTCTTGCTGGTTATCTAGATACTGATGGTCATGTTGACTCAAATGGCATGGTTGTATGGACTAGTATGAACCGTTCACTGCTTGAAGATTGTCAAACATTGTTGTCATTCCTTGGAGTAGAATCAAGAATCTATGACGTGCCTAAATATGACTATGCACCGGATTCTGGTTATGGTCACCGTCTCATTGTTGGCAAGCAAGAGGCTAAGTCTTTGCTATCTCATTATGTGCAACCGCTTTGTTCAAGAAAGCAAGTTCCTAACACTACGCCTATTAGAAATACACGCCCATCTAAATTCCCATATGATCAAATTGTAAAAATTGAAATGGGTATTGATGAAGAAACAATGGCCATTGGAATTGATGAGCACCATACCCACATTACTGCTGGCCTTGTAACGCACAATACTAACCCCTGGAGTGAGCATGGTACTCCTATTCTGCTTCGTGCTTTTCGCATGCTTATGCTTGAGGAGTCTCTCAACGCTGCTCAAGATGCAATTGCTGATCGCCTATATAGCCCTCTCATACTTGCTACTCTGGGTCTTCCTGACGTAGACCAGGACGGACCATGGATCCCTGATGCTACTGAGCTCCAGAGCCTGAGAGATGACCTGAGCATGGCAATCAACTCGGACTTCCGATTGATGACCTATCACCATGGACTACAAATTCAGAATGCCTTTGGTCGTGAGAGCATGCCACGACTGGATGCTGACTTCATGCGTGTTGAGAGCAAGATCATGCAGGTGTTCGGCATTGGCTCTGACCTGCTGCAGGGTGGCCATGGTGGTACATACGCTAGTGGTGCACTTAACCGCGAACTGATCACACAGATGCTTAGTACCTATCAGCACAAGATAGAGGGCTTTATTCGCAGCCGTATGGAGCCTGTCGCAGAGCGTCAGGGCCACTATGAGATGCGTACAGTGAATGGTAGGACACTGCCAATCATGGAAACTGTTCTCATGGTGGATGAAGAGACCGGTGCTGAGTACATCGAAGAGCGACCCAAGCTGGCCATCCCAGAAGTGCGTTTCCGCAGCATGAACCTGCGTGATGAAACCATTGAGCGAGGCTTCCTGCAGAACCTGATGGCTGCAGGCTTTCCCATCAGTCTGGGCACTCTTGCGGTCAACATCCCGATTGACTTTGATGACGAGCTAGAGACTCGTCGTGAAGAGAAGGTAAAGAGCGTTGTAGCTGAACAGCAGTTCAAGCGAGAGCTCTTCCAGCAGCTGTTGGTGCAACAACTACCAATCCCACCAGAATACATTCAGGAATACCAGGCCTATCTTGCAATGATGGAGAACCCAGCAATAGCTGCACAGCTAGCACCAGGTGCAATTGCTGGACTTGTTACACCACCAGCTGCTCCCAACATGACCGGCGTGCCAGCACAAAATAGTGATGCTGCACTGGGTGCTCAGCTGTACCCAATGATCAACCAGGAAGCACAGCAGCAGACCCAGACACAGCGTGGTACAGAACGCAAGCGTCCAGCTGAATCATACGATCAAAAGAAAACACAGCCAAAGCCCAGCAAGAAGGGCCCCAAGAATGGGCCACAGAAAAAGACAGCTGGTGTTGATGACGAAGAGCTAACAACCAGTTTTGGTGATGGCAGCGTTATCAATGAACGTGTTGAGTACGGTGGCAGAATGAAGTTCGCAACACCTCTGGAGAGCCGTAAGCGCAGGAAGATGAAGCTGGCCAGTGGCATCAAGGTAACTCTTGATGACAGCTATGAAAAGTTTGATGAAGATCAATTTAAATCGCACCTTGCGGCGCTCATAGAAGCTAGTGAAGACCCAATGATTCCTGAGCCAACTGATCTTGATCACCATAGCGATGGCGAGGGTGGAATGAATCAACCAGCACGACGACAGATCGATCCTACTAAAGAGGAAAACATATGAGCAGATTATTTGATGATCGTTCACCCAGAATCCTGCCAAAGACATCTTTTAACAAGAGCAGCTTCCTGGATATTGTTAGCCCACTGGTCAAGATAGATATTATCAAAGAGGGCGAAGGGCTTACAGCACGCAATGCTAACAAACTGAACCTTGAGAACAGTATCTACGAGAAGCTCGAGGATGACGATTGATATGGTTGCCAGCTTCTTCGACACTAGCAATGCCTGGTTTGGATATATAGCAAACTTCTTTTTTGCAGCTGCCGGGTTCGGCGCAATAGCACGCTTTATCTACAAACTTGTTATCAAGCACAGCGATAATAAAATTGATGTAATCAAAGAAGACATCGATGACAAGTTTGAGCAGTTGCTATCACAGTGGAGACCCAATGGTGGTAGTAGCGGTAAAGACCAGCTGAACCGAATGGAAAATGGACTGACAGAACTAAAGCAGGGACAGGATGTCCTGCACATGCGTATTGATGCTATCAAAGAAGATTTTGCTGAGCACAAAGGTTATCACAGAGGTCTAATAGACGGAGAAGTTTGATGCGTGCCATCAAAAAGGTAAGCCACTGGGACTTTCACCCAAAGGTCCGTAGTGGAGACCAGAGGACATTCGGAGAAAAAAGTGCTGATGTTATGCGGCGTAGTATGGGCAGTTGGCCTTTTGTCTTTAGTTTTTGCTGCTTTATGGCAGCTTGGATGTGGTACAACGTATCCTCAAGCAAGCCTTTTGATCCTTATCCTTATATCCTGCTTAATCTGTGTCTTTCTACTCTGGCTGGCCTGCAGGGAGCTATTCTTCTTATAGCTGCCAAGCGTGCTGATCGTATATCTGCTGAACTTGCAGAGTATCACCTGGAAGTCAGTGAAGAGCACAGAATTATGCTGAATGAACTAAATGAACTGCTCAAGCGAAAACTAATTAACACAAAATAAATATTAAGATGATGTAAAAAGCAGTACTGGATAAACTAGGCGTTGAATATGATAAAGTATAGCGCACCAACAGTTGGACTCATGGGACGTAACAGTCTTATGTCTTTGTCTACCCGTACGCAACCTATCGAGATCTCCCCAGTAAAGCTGGAAGACTTCCCCAACTTCAATCCAGAGAAGGGGTATGTTTATGCGGCTAGCCGTGCTATCAGCAGCCGTGTTAATGCCAACTACGATGGCTGGCCTGTAGACCAGATCAAGAAGAGCTACAAGACATTTGTTGGTCGTCCTATTTATGTAGAGCACAACAACAGTGACCCCGAGCGTGCTCGTGGTGTGATCCTGGATGCTGTCTACAAAGAATCAAAACTGGCTAGCGGTGTTATCGATGCCAGTGTTTACTGCCTGATGGAAGTCGATGCAGAAACCTTCCCCAAACTTGCTGGGGCAATAATGGATGGCAAGCTCAAGGCTGTCAGCATGGGTGCTGACGTTGATGGAACCCAGTGCAGTGCTTGTGGTAAGTACGCCAGCAAGCCTAGCGAGTACTGTGTGCACATTCCTCGCATGAAGGGGCGCACGGTTACTGTTTACAAAGAGGGTAAGCGCACTGAGAGCTTGGTATTCGAGAGCTGCATACGCCCTAACTTTTTCGAATTGAGTTTTGTATTTGATCCAGCTGACGAGAGTGCCTGGCTCACTGACAAGAGGCGCTACTAATGCCCATCTTAAAAGTCAGCGAAACTCTAGAGCACAAGCAGGGCTATAGCGGGATGCGTATACCTGTTGTCAGTCAGCCAATTGACAACTGCCCACAGTGTGGTGTTGGTGGTTACCGTGATGGTATCTGCCAGAATGCTACATGTGGCTTTCTTGATCCCAAGCTTGAAGCAGCCTATCAAGAATACAGCATGGCCACAATGGTTCAACAGCAGGCCATGGCTGATAAAGCTGCTCCTACGAAGAAAAGTGCATCTGCTGAAGGTCAGACACCTGTTGCCATAATTGATCAGTTCTCACAAAACTCAGAAAAAGTTAAAAAAGATAAATGTAATGTATGCCGTAACATGAGTATAGTAAATGGTAGCTGTGAAACACAGGGCTGTTATGGCTCTTTGCCACCAGAAGGGCTGAGAACACCTAGCTCAAAATTTACCGGCATCAACGAAAAAACTGTTAAGAACAAGGGCCCACGTTTTCTACCAACCTTTGAAGTATTTAATAGCAGAAAAAAGCAGAAGCCAGAAGATAGCAAGAAGCCTACGAAAAAAATAAAAGCAGTGGCCAGCAGGATTGAAGCTGCAGACAAGCAGCAACAGATGCCGGTAAGCCCTGGAATGTTTTTAGATAGCAGCATGATTCTACCAAAGCAGCCAGTGGTACGTATGCAAGAAGCACTACAGCTTGATGCAACCATGAAATCAGAAAAACCATTTAATGCTGCTATGGATCAAAACAACACCGACAAGAATACTAGCGAGGAGCTACAATGAGTCGTTTCGATAATGAGCTAATCAAGCAGGCAGAGAATGCTTGGAGCAGCAGTGGTCTCCCAGGGCCAGCTACACCTCGCCAGATCCCACACCTTCAGGGTGTTCAGCCTTACGCTGATGCGCTTGTTCCAGCTGAAGTACCAGTTGTAGAGCAGATGGCAAACACCTCTGCTAACCGTCCAGTAACCAGAATGATTCAGGTTACCGACCTTGACGCCGCTGACCCAGCTGGCGGTCAACCAGGAGAGATTGTTGGTATGCCAGGTATGAGTCAGGTTTACGCACTCGGTGGCCCAGACCCCGCAAGCATGCCAGGAACACTGGCTCCCAGCACCGGTTTTGGTGGCAATATTGGTGCACTTCCTCCAGGCAGCCTGGGCGCTGGCCAGAAGGCTGCAAGCGTTGACCCTATCGATGAGAGCCTGTACCAGGTTTACAAGGCCAGCCGTGACATTCGTAACGCCATTGATGAGCAGGTTGATTTTGACTTTTCTCGTCTGATCACTGCCAGTAACGAGGCAGCCACCGTTAGCAAGTTTGCTAACACCGACACTGATGTTAATGATGTTGTCGGTACCGTTGCAGCCATCGTTCTTGACATTGAGAACGACCTGATCAACACCAGTGACTACAAGCAGGCCAGCAGCAACCTCAAGGAACTTGAGAACCTGCTGGATGAGATCAACAAGTTCGCCGCCAAGAAGAACTGCAAGAGCTGCAAGGGCAAGGGTTGCAAGGACTGCGAGAAGGAAGAAAAGGGCGACGACGAAAAAGACGACGAAGAGGATGATGGCAAGCCATCCTGGCTCAAGGGCAAGGGCAAGGACAAGAAGAAGAAGGGCAAGGGCAAGAAGGAAGCCACCAACGGTCGCCAGGAGACTGGTGTAACTGTTGATGTTCGTGACCTTGATGACCAGGCTGGTGTCTGGGACCGCGCTCGAGTCATGACGCCTGACTACACCACCAATCCACTAGAGGCCGAGCAGATCAACGCTGAAGATGCTGGCTATGTCAACTACTACAACGATGGTGCTGAGACCGGAATTGTTCCTGGTCAAGAGCCACACAAGCAGGAGGTTTTCCCCATGGATGCCAGCAACCCGGCATTTGTTCCTTACCAGAATGCGCTGGGTGCAGTACAGGCCAGCCGTGAAAAGATCTTCGAGAGCCTGGCTATCGTAGAGCGCCTTGAGAAGCTGGGTATGGTCAACGAGGATGACCGTGCCAAGCACCTCGCCAAGTTTGAGCAAATGGACAGTGCTAAGCTAGCAGGTTTTGTAGCCAGCCTGGACATGCTCGAAGAATCTGGGGCACGTCAACCCCGGAGCCAAAAAGTGGCAAGTGGTAACAGCCGCCTGCCAGAGATGGGTCGGTTGACAACGGCCTCAACAACTAGCCGTGAGCAGCTTTCTGCTGACGACTGGCTGATGACACTTTAACAGAATCCCCTACAAGGAGAAAGAAAGATGCTGCAACTCAATAGCGTAGCTAATGTTGGGGTCCACCGTACGTGCACCCCACTGTACGAAAAGTATGAGGCTACTCCATACAACACGTTCCTGGACCCCAGTGACACGACCAACATCTACTCGGGCATGGTTATGTACCGCAGTGGACCTGACACGGTTGCCAACGCTGGTAGTGCTACCAGTACGGCCAATGCCAAGCCTTTCGGTTTGAGTGCTCTTGACCGTAACCCTAACATTGATGACGTAACCCAGGTTGGTATCAATGCCTGGGCCGTATGGCTGGGTGGCGTTAACGCCTTCTTCACCATCACGGCTCCTGCCTTTGACACCACTCAGTCTTACACGGTCCCAACGAACGGTACCCGTACAATTCTGTACACAACTAGTGGCACTGGCCAGCTTACCACAACCAGTGGTGCTGCAGGCACACTAGCATCCGTTCCAGTCGCTGAGCTGATCGATGTTGTCAGCCCAACACAAATTGTTGTCCGTCTAGCCGCTGGCTTGGCCAACTAGTTAAGGAAAGGTAAATTAATCATGAGTATTTCCCCTAATGGCGCTGTAGCGGACCACCTGGCACCGCGCACAGCCAAGAAGTCGGACGACTATGTTTCTGGAATCGTAGAGGCTCAAGAGCGTCTTGCTTCCGCCACTGGTCGTAAGACTGCTACGCGTGAGGAAAAGCAGCGTCGTCTAGCTGGCATCCTTGCTGACAAGGACAACTACATGGTCCGTCTGGGCCAGGGTATGATTGGTCCTATCCAGCTCAAGCTTCGTTATCAGGGTATGACCCGTAACGTTCTACTGGAAGACCCATTGACCCCTGGTGTACCTGTCATGTACGACGTCCTTGACGAGTACGGCCAGGCCTACATCTTGTCGGGTAACGAGGGTGAGGTTCGCGTAACCCCCTTCGAAGGTAAGAAGGTTCCGGTCCGCCTGTTCCGTATTGCCACCTTCCCACAGATCAAGAAGGAAGACCTCTGGTACCTCAGAGTCAACATCGTAGAATACGCTCAGGACATGAGCAAGCAGGCCATCATGATGCAGGAAGACGCCCGTCTTATCACTGTTCTTGAAGCCGCTATCAACAACTACGCCGTTGACCCCAACCACACGGTCAGCCCAAACCACATTGTCAACGAGCTTTCGGGTTACGTAACCCCTGACTCGATGTACGACCTGGTCGCCCTCATCGAGGTCCACCAGTTGGAGGCCAGCCGTCTGCTGTTCAATCCCATCGACTACCGTGACCTCTACAAGTGGGACATCAACCAGACCGGTTGGGCCTTCAAGGACCGCGTTGTAGCCGGTGAGCGCATTGTTCAGTTCGGTGGTTTCCAGGTTCAGCGTAGTATCGAGGTTCCCCAGGGTACCGTTTACATGACCCCAAGTCCCGAGTTCCTCGGTGTCTTCCCCGTCATGTACAGCCTCGACGTTGAAGAGAACAACACCCCTGAGAAGTTCCACAAGGGTTGGGTCATGGATGAGCTCGTCAGCGAGATTGTTCTTAACCCACGTGGCCTCGGCAAGATCGTCAAGGCCTAGTAGTACCTGCAGCATTAGCCGGGGAGCGATCCCTGCGAAAGCAAATCGCCCCGGCACTTGCTGTGTTATATAAAACACTTCTAGAATTCCTAGATCTGTTAGGGCAGCCAAGCCCCTTGAAACAAGGAGAATAAAAATGGCAAGAAGCGTATCACGATCCAGCGATGTCAGCAGCGAGAGCGTCAGCCTTCCGGTAACGGATCTTGGCGGTCACTTTGAAGAGCATCGTCCAGATCCATCAGACCTTAGCGCTGCAAGAAGTAGTGGTGCTGTAAACTTTCAGGGACTCAAGAACATCCAGACCAATGACTGGATTGAGAACCTGATGACAGGCAGCACGCTTTTCCGCAGTGATAAGGGCAGTTTTAAGTTGTCCGCTGCTGGTTATCATGGCAGTATTCAACCTATTTCTGCAGACATCCGTCAGGACCCATACGTTCTGCGGGCTGTACAACGTGGCAGAATCGCTTTTCTGAGTGAAGATGATGCCATGGAAAAGATCTCAACTCTCGTTGATGAGAGCGATTCTAGTGAAAGCCACCTGGATCGACTTCGCGAGAGCCTGTCTGTTGGTGCTAGCGATAACAATGGCATGTACAAGATTGATCTTCCAGACGAGGCAGAGCCCAAGGGCCCAAGCCAGAGTTGGGAGCAAGTTTGGAATAATAGCACTAGTAACCCAAAGCCTAAACCGAACAAGTAGATAGTAGGGCTGTTGCTCTACATATCATAAGGAGCACGCATGAGCGACAAAACAGAAAAAGCAGCAGCCCCTGTAGAAGAGACCTTCGTTGCCGACAGTGGATCGCTAAAGGCAGTAATTCCTAGCGGTACTGTGCTTAGCGGTACCACGTACTCTAACCAGCCCTGGTTCAATGTCTGGCTACCACAAACATTCCCTGGAGCTGTTGTAAGCGGCTTTGCAAGCCCAGTTCTTAGCGGAACTGGTTGGGCTGGTCAGAATAATACTGGATTTGTATTCCAGAACGACCAGTACAACACTACCAACAGAGGCTTCTAGAGTTCTGTGCACTCACTATCCAGTAAATCTTTTAAAAGAATAGGTGACATATAATGCCAATAACCCCAAACGTTTCTCAGGAGCAGGCCAACAAAGCCACGCTGCGTGCTCAAACACGTGGTGGCGTTACTCCTGCAAACCCTAACCCTCCAATTGACGAGGCCAACCTGGTCAATGCATTTGCTCAGGCCAGTGGTATCCTGCGCTTGACCGGTGTGCTCAGTACTGGCAGCTTCACCATCAGTGGTACTGGTACCGGTGTTAAGACCACCACCATCACTGGAACAGCCAAGGTAAGTGACCTGGTTTCTGCTCTTGCTGCTGGTCCTCTGAGTGCAAGCAACTTCTTTGTTAATGCTGGCCCTGCTCAGCTGCTCAAGGGTAACACCGGTGCAGCTAATGGTGGTGCTGTTGTTGACATTATTGTACCCAGCGGTATTATTCTATCAGTGGTCAGCGGTACAGGTACTCCTCCAACTCTTACGGCTGTATCACTATCCGGTGCTCTGGGCACAAGCTACCCCAGCTATGTAGGCACGCCTAACGCTACTCCCAACTGGATCGATGACGCAACGGTTCACTACTACCCTGTTGGCTTTGGTGGTATGATCTCTAACAGCACCATCCTTACCGGTGGCACCACGATCACAACCACTGGCACGCTCACACAGCAGCAGCAGGTTCGTCAGATCAACACCATCCCCAGCGAAACACAAGAGTATGATGGTTACTTTGCCACATACAGTGGCAACCTGTACCAGACTGCTCAGAAGAGAACCTGGCGCCAGAACAGCTGATGAACGAAGTTATTGCGAACGTAAGTGTCGTATCAATACAAATAATAAGAAGCGACGGTACTCAGGAGTTCCTGGGTGCCGTTACTTCATCAAAGGAAGATGATGATAACCACAGCCTTGACCAGTCAGGTGAGAAGTAACCTGACTGCAGTGTTAGTTGGGAGCGGATACTCTGCTGCCCAGCCTAGATACATGCAATGGGGTACTGGAGCAGCGCCAGCCCTGGGAACAGATGAAAGCATTAGCAATCCATCTGGACCAAGAGTTGCGGTGTCTGGTAGTTTCCAGACCACGTTCACAACTAACGATACTCTGGTTCTCACCGCTGCTCTAACCAGTAGTGGCCCACAGGTTATAACCAACCTGGGGCTTTTTAACGGATCAACCAGCTCTGCTGACACTGTACTAACAGCTCAGCTTAATCCTGGTGCCACAACGGTTAGTGTCTCAGATGCCAGTGTTTTTCCTGGTACATATCCTTTTGATGTACAGGTGCTCAGTGAGGTAATGACAGTTGTATCTGGCACGGGGAATACTCTTACTATTACTCGCCATGCCAACGGCAGCCCTATCAGTACCAATGTAATACCCGCTGGAACTCGCATAGTAGGTGGGAACAACACTGCGAATGGCAAGATGTTCTTGAAGTCCAGCTTTGCTGATGGTGTGATTCTTAATCCCGGCGATACGATGTTGGTAAGTGCTAGTATCCAGTTTATTTAAGGTAAAAAATGCAGGTACAACTAGGCAATCAGTACCCAAAGCTCGCCGCCATCCCTGACGATTCTGCGCCAACAGTAACTTACATAACCATACCTGACAGCTATACTGTCACTGATGAAGACGTTCGGGAAATAGCACTCGAGTTCGCTCGCCGTCCGGATATCACCCAGCTACCAGGTCACGAGGCCTTTATCGCCGTTGTTCATGGCAGTGGTGCTTGGGACTCTCATGGCTATGGCACACCTCTCTGGGTGTGGAGCGATAATGCCATCCTGCAAAAGCAGCTACAAGATTTCTATGGCGTTGGTGGCCGCCCTGACGACTACGAGCAGACCCACTACACGCTTAATGACATCCCAGAGGAGCAACAATGATTGTTAACCAGGGGCGTTTGATGTGGGCCCGTGGCCTGTTTGGTGCCGGTAGCTGGAGTACAACTGTATCCGGTGGCACTCCTGTTTCATGGGCTGGTGCCGGTAGCACCGCAACCTCTAACAGCTATACCATTAATAACATTGTTGTTACCAGTGGAGCACTACAAGGTTACACACTTGTAGTAGTTACATCTGGCACCGGTGCAGTTGTATATGCAAATGTTATTAACAACCCAGCTGCTGCATTTGGTCCATGCAATGTCACTGTAGACCAGTGGTACACACCAGGAACCGATGGTAGCACTCCGGGCAGTGTTCCAGGAACAGCTAGCAACTACATGCTGTTCACCGGTACAACACCCAGTTGGTACATGGCACTGGGCAGTGGCAACATGAATGCTGTTACCAACTCCACTATCAATTTGCCGGGTGAGATCACTACCAGCGGTCTTATGCGCAAACCCAGTGTTGTAGCCATCAGTGCTGCACCGACAACCACAGCAACCAGTGGTAGCACTGTTGTAACTCTTACCAGTGTGTTCACAGTTGGTGCATCAGACACGATCCCATCGACCATCAATGGTGTTGGCATCTTTAATACACGTGGAACTGTTTCTGGAACTGGCTATACCGGGCTTATGTTCGCCACTCCGTTTAGCACCAGTGCTACACTGAGCTCGATTGGTGACCAGATAACAGTAACCGAGCAGATCACTGGACCATAACCATGGCTTTGATCATTCCCGAATCACAGAACAATCCAACCTGGCCAGCTCAGGCTGTACTGGATAATACCGACCTTAGCTCTTTGTACCTGCTCGGCCAGGCAACCGGTGTTATCAGTGGCTTCCAGCTGTCAGGGAACCTGACCAACCCCAGTGGCACTGTGATCAGTGGCAATCTAACGCCTGGAACATATTCCATCAGTGGAACAAATACCAGTGTCTCAGCAGCAAGCTTTACAACCGTTGCTGCTAGCACGGGAGACCGTCGTGACATTGTAGTTGTCAGTGGCACAACAGTATCAGTCGTTCAGGGCACTGCTATAACACTGGCTGGATGGAACAATGGTAGCATCACTGATCCTCCGGTCAAGCCAGCTGTACCGGCTGGCACCATGCTTATTGGTGAGATCTATGTGCCTGGGACAGCTGCGTTCACTGCAGTTAGCAATACCTGGTATATCGACAAGACAGCAATCTTTGTGCCTATTCCTGGACCGCAGGGAACCCAAGGAAATCAAGGTTACCAGGGCAGTCAGGGCTATCAAGGTCTTAAAGGTACACAGGGATACCAAGGTTATCAAGGAAATCAGGGATATCAGGGTTACCAGGGAGTACAAGGCAATCAAGGCTATCAAGGGACTCAGGGCTATCAAGGTTTCCAAGGCTTTCAAGGTTTCCAGGGGAACCAAGGCTTCCAAGGTAATCAGGGGACGCAGGGTACGCAGGGCAACCAAGGGTTCCAAGGTGTTTCCGGTACCGCTTACGTTGCTCTTACCACCACTGGTAGCACATGGGTTGTCCCGAGTGGCATTAGCAACGTCATTGTTCGACTAGTCGGCGGTGGAGCCGGTGGCGGTGGTGGCGGCTCACCGAGTACCAATGTTCTCCAAGTGGGAGCCGGCGGTGGCGGTGGCGGTGAAGTCAAAATCGTCAACGTTGCCGTGACTGCTGGGCATACGTTGACCGCCACGATTGGAGCCGGTGGAGCCGGTGGAGCCGGTGGTGCTGCTGGTGGCAACAATGGTGGGTTCGGTGGTAATAGTAGTAGTACCACTAAACTGACCGACACTAATACTTCGACAGTGCTGGCACAAGCCAACGGTGGTGCACCGGCACCGGGAAGCAACGCCAACGCCACAACAAACTCCAATGGTGGTATGTACGCAGCAGCCGGACTAAGCAGCGGCGGCAACAGTTCATCGTCACAGAACAACCCCGGCAGTGGCGGACCCTCAAACACCAACTCCGCACCACCTAATCAAGGCGTAGTCGGCGGCTCCGGTGGCACTGCGGCAACGGCCACTACTGGCGGTCTTGGTGGTCTTGCATCAGCCGCTGCGAATGCTGCATTGGTCACTTACCAAATAACAAATCCCGGCTCAAATCCAACCGTCAATGGCGGCACAGGCGCAACGGCAACGACACCCGGTTGCGGTGGCGGTGGCGGCGGTGGCGGTTCCTACAACGGTGGCTCAGGTTCAGGTGCCGGTGGAGCCGGTGGTGCCGGTGCCGCTGGCATTATTGAGATCTGGTACTAATCATGGCCTCGGACCCCACCACTGACCTAGGCTAGAGACATGGCACAGCAACAACTTCAACTAACATGAGAGTGGCAGCACTAACCGGTATTGATCCAATCATACCTAACTTTGACTCTGCTGGCACACCGATTGGTTCGTGCATATATACTAGCGCACCTAGTGCTGGTTCATCTCTGCCGGGAGCCGCACTTGGTGCTTTCAGCACAAGCTTTACAGTATCTGATTGGTCGCCCCAAGTTTATATGACTCTAACTGGTAATTACTAATGGTCATTCTGGTAGAAAATTATGAGTGCTAGCAGAAGAACTAATGACTATCTGACTGGTGGCAGACCTATCACACCACAGGTAGGACTAACCAGACTGGGATCATTCAAGCTTGGCGGTCAGCGATTCACCATACCAGTGCCTGACTCTGCCAGCTTTATAAAAATACATTATTTGCATACTTTTACCAGCGATGAACTAGTCCTGCTAGACAGTGTTAGAACTAGAACAAGCCTTCATATAAAGCTGAATGAGCTTTTCAAGCTGTCTGATCTGGCTAACAAGACTGTCATCTTCTCATTCAAGATCAGTACTACCAACCCAACGATAAGCATTTACAAACTTGCCGTTCCTGTTGGTGGTTATACAGTCCAGAATAATGTTGACACGGTTGGTAATATAACCAATGAGTTTGATCAACCAGCAGCTGATTACGTAATAGAACAAATAACTGATTCGCAAGAGCGGTCAGAACCAGAAATGACCGTGCCAGAGGATTATGCCGAGCCAGATCGTCCTGCTGGTGGGGATACTGTCCCAACTTGAATGTAAAACCCCGTTGCTTTTACACTAGGTAATACAGACCAAACAGGAGAAAACAATGACTGACGCAAGATATGATATCGTACAAAATGGCAAGTGGTTCTTGGCCAACAAGGCTCACTTCAACTACACCGAGGGCGCAGGCCGTATGGCCTACGAGCATCTGAGCAAGCCAGTCTGGCCTGTCAATACCGACTGCAGCGGCTTCTTCACACTATGCTACTACAGTGCAGGAGCCAATGACCCCAACGGCGCTAACTATGCTGGCTGGGGATATACCGGCACACTATTGCAGCACGGTATTCATGTTCCAGCCGCACAGGCCATGCCGGGTGACGCAGTTGTATATGGTCCTGGAACCGGTGAGCACGTAGCTCTGGTTGTATCCAACACCAACGGTGACATCCTTACCATCAGCCACGGTCAACAGGGTGACCCCAGCTACACCTGGGTAAACCATCCTGTTCACACCGCTCAGCAGGGCTATGGAGTAGATGGCCGTCAGCCACAAACCTTCCTGCGTTTCAACACAACAAAAGTACGTCCAGCCTGGAAGCTAGCCTAGGATAAAGCATGGCATCTCGTTATCGCGGTAATTTTCTATACGGTACGCTTAGTGGTTTCAACACCACTCAGACTACATTCACTGGCACTGGCTTCCCCAGCCAGCTGACCACTGGAACCTATCTGCCTGTTGTTATTAATCCTGGTTATAACGGTGTTACTGCTAGTGGCGAGATCATTTATGTAACCAACGTCAGCACCACTGGTACAGTAAACGTTATTACAATCAGCGGTGGCAGAGGCCGCGAAGGAACCACTGCTACCAGCGGCAGCGCAGGAACGCAATGGGTCGCTGGTCCACTATCCAGTGACTTTGGCATCAGCAACCAGATCGCCAATGGTGATTTCCCCACTCCAGCATCTGGTCAGTTATTGGTTGGTACTAGCGCCAGTGGTGCAGCATTCACCAACACTATCAGTGGAATTACAATAAGTGGCAGTACTTTTGCTGCTAACAACTCAATCGTTGGTGGAGCTGATGGTCAGATACTAGCGATAAGTGGCAGTAATATAGTTCCTTTATCAATAACTACATCTGGTGCGTATGGTAACGGTCCAGTTTATAACAATAATGCTGGAACAAATAGCAATGCTATCGTGACTATAACAATGTCAGGACATCTAACCTATCAAGTATGGGGTAGAGTAGCTGTGTTCGCTGCTGCATCCGGTGGAGTAGCTACTATAGCTTTACAGGCTGGTGGAATAACATTTAGCACATCTTATCCGAGTATAATACAAGCAACTACTTACCAGACCGCCAACGAATACAGCCAAATGGCTACTTATATAGCTAGTTCTAGAAATCCAGTATTGTTTAGCTTTCTTATAAGCAATACACCTGGTCAACCTGCTACCAATATAGGGTCAGCATATGCAGTTCTACAAGTGACTGGCATAGGCTGATGAGAGTACGTCCGTTCCCACAGTATGCAGTAGAACCCGTTGGTATAATGACCTATTCTAACGGGGTTCTAACTGACCCTGATCTTATCACGGTGAGCGGTAATACTTTTCCTGATGTAAGTCTGAGCATAACCAGCACTGACGGTAGTCTGACAATAGTTCCCAGTGGCACATACGCTACTCAAGAATCTACTGGGACCTTCCAGTATATGTTGGACAGCTCACAGACTGCTATCCAGGGCAACTATAACGTCAACTGGCAATACACAGTGAATGGCAGTGACAGGCAGTACACTGATCAACTGGTCATAACAGATCAGATGCCATACTGGAGCAATCTGAGTTATGATGAGCGTCAGCTGGCAGCAGGAATAGTACACCGACTGGACAAAAGTTTTGACAGCACCAGTGGTGGCCCTTACCTGCAGGAGATGCAGCAGAGTGGTTTCTTGATGTACGAAGAAGTTGCCATGGTAATGAGCACAGAAGCCATTGACTATATCAATTTTGAGTTTCAACCAGTATTCAATCCAGCCTATGAGATAGGTGCTAATGCTGCGGTGATCTTCCCCAGTAACTGGTACGGCGTTCTGGCCAGCCAGACCTATGCTCACTTTCTGAAACACATCGCTCGTAACTACATCGAGCAGCCCACACCCAACGGTATGAATGCTGCCTGGATGGATCGTCGTGACTACTACCAACGCTGGTGGCAGCTATATCTGTTCGACAAGGAAATCGCTGACAAGCAGCTGCGTCAGATGAAGCGTAGCTTCATGGTAGGAAGCAAGCGAAGCCTGCTGGTTGCTGGTGGTCTTATCCCACGAATGTTTATCAATCCAGCAAGGCCGCATTTTCAGTACGCTTCAGCCAACCTTGGAGGAGTTTAATATGCCAGTTACTCTCCAATATGTGTGCCGTGTTTGTAAAGAAAAAAAAGAACAGATTAAAACTCGTGGTGGTCCAGACCGTAAAACATGCCCAGGATGCCAGGACCGTGAAGTTTTATGCGGTTGTGGTTGTGGTGAAACTGTTAGAACAAATAAGTATCGCCAAAATCGTTTCGTTGCAGGGCATTATATCCGCACAGTTACGTTTGAAGAACAGCGTGCACGCAACCTTAAGCGCCTAGCAAAGCATAAATATGATTATAGTTTTCGCAAGAAGATGTCTGAAAAGAATGTTCGCCTTCATAAGGAAGGTAAGTTTCTTAATGTCTATGGCTCGAACAACAAATCTTCTAAAGTAGAGCTTTCTCTAAAGCCGGTATTAGAACCACTTGGCTACGTTAGCACACAGGATAAACGTTACTTTATTGGTAACCCTAAAGTTGGCGTACATATTCCCGATTATGTTAAACGTGACACCCGTGAGATTGTAGAAGTTTGGGGAACCTACTGGCATCGCGGCGAGAACCCGCAAGATCTTATTGATTGGTATGCAGAGCAGGGTTGGTCCGCCCGCGTGGTTTGGGAAAATGAAGTCGCTGAGTTCGCAGCTAACATGGGTGGCGTATAAACAATGTCTGGTATTGACCCATCTCCACTGCCACCAGTGCAGCAGGGAGATCTTTACTACCAGAAAGAAAGCCCTTTGCTTGTAGTAAAGCAAAGAGATATCTATGCTGAGATTAATCAGCAGCGCTTTCATGACGAGACTCTGCAGTGGTTCGGTGAACAGATTATTGTAAGACAGCTCTGGCGTGCAGAAGATGCTGCGCTGGGTCTGGTTGGCTACTGTCAGCAGTGCCAGGACAGTGTTGATCCTACCAATCCCAATGCTTCTGTACAGTCTCGTGTGAGCAATGTTTATAAGCAGTCAGGCAATAGCTTTTGCCCGAACTGCTATGGCACCACATTCAATGGTGGTTTCAAAACAACCTGCTACCACCTGTACACACTGGCTGCGGATACTCCACAGATCCGCGCCAACATCAGCACCGGTCAGTTCTGGCGAGACAATCCAACTGTTCAGATGTCATGGTATCCAGAGATCCGGGTTGGCGATCTGCTGGTCAGAGTGCTCTCCTGGGATGGTGACACACCAACCGCGCTGGGTGACCGTTTTGAAGTGAGCTCAGTTAACGTTCAAACTGTCAGGACTGGTCCAGGGATCAGCTATGACACAACAAAAATAGTCAATCAGTTCACTACGCTTTACAATCTGCCAACCACACACCCATACTATAACGTGCCGATAATATGAACAACATACCATTACCAGCCAGTGAAACACAGAAAATATCCAGGCGTGCTGTTGAGATCATCAAAACAACTGCACCTAAAAAGACTGCTAACGCAGTCAACCAGATCATGCCCAGCTGGCAGGATGGCATCGTAGATATTGTTGTGCCAGAGAGCGCACAGTACATTTTAAAGTACGATCAGGGAGAGCCAGAGCGGCCTATCACAACTGTTTCTGATCGTGTTATTCCTATTCGTGAAGCTGATGGCAGCCTGGCGTTTAGAAGAATAAACCGCAATGATGTCGGTAGGCTACCCATCATAACCAGATCTGCCGACGATGGCAGCCTGACAGATGGCAAGCCACTATGGATAAAACAGGCTGAGCCTGGTCAATTCTTTATCGAGCGTGCTGTAGAAAGAAGCACACAAGAGTGGGAACGCGGCATGACTGTGGATGACCCCGTCAGGATTATTCAAGAAACCAAGCTTGGTGAAACCATTAATAATATTATCAATGCTGGGCGAAAGACCTACTAATGTTTGTAACAGCCGTTAAAACAGCAATAGTAGAAGCACTTAATGCTGGGTTCCAGCAACTGGCGAGCTCTCCTGTTAATACCAGCCTGGATCTTGTGCCCAACAGCATCACGATTAATTATCCGCTGGAAGTTATTCAGTGGCCAGCAGTGCTTGTGCAGTTCAGACCTGGGAAAGTCCAGTGGTCTGGTCTGCAGCCAGATGTATACAGCACAGATACAAATGGAATTGTCATCAATGGTCAAACATATCCCGCAGACAATGTAACTCGTACTGGTTATTTTGAAGGCAGCATAGATCTACAGATCATGGCCATGCATAGCGAAGAGCGAGACAGACTGTGGGATAGTATAACAAACCTTATACTAATGAACGGTAGCAGTCCGGCAAGCTCAGCATTCTACAACAGCATATACAACAATGACCTTGTTGGTATGACACTGCAGCCCGATACCTATACCCCGCTGGGTGACAGCATCACAAGCGGTACTCCTTGGAGCACTGATGATATCACCTATGAGGCTAGCGTAAGAATAAGCTGCATTGGTGACTTCTACACTAGTAAATATGACTACCAAGTGCCACAGATTACAGAGGTTGTTACAAGCGGCACTGCCTATGTGCCAAGCGAGCTGTTTTACGACTCTACCAAGACGACTACATCATAAGTTTAACCAAATATCTCTCAACCAACACTGTAAAAGCAGCTGTTTGTTGTACAAAGCATTGAAGGAGATTGTATGCCTATTTCTAACTACCAAGTGCCTGGTGTGTATGTAACGCAGACAACATCTGCGCTGACCAGCGTTAGCCCCACCAGCCTTAGCATCGCTATTGTAGCTGACCAGCCCACTCCAGGTAGTCAGACTGATACTTTCTATGCACCAGTTCCAACCAGTGGTATCCCACTAGGTCAGTTGACTGTTCCCACGGTAAACACCACATCGACCGGTACTTATGCTAGCTATTCAGGGTTTACTCTCACCTGGGCTAGCGGCATTAGCGGTACGACTGTAACAGGAACATACGGATACAACTTTAATATTAGTACTGCTAACGGCATCAGCACCCTTACAACAGTTGGTGTTACAGCAACTGGAGTTAACGCACTTCCCAGTGGCACGCTAACCTTACAGTACGGTCACAATTGGGGGGCATACGGTAGGTACACCAGCCAGAACGCTGTATCCAGTGCTATTGGGCCAGCAATCAGTGGTACAACTATCGTCAACCCAGCAGTTCTTGCAAGCCAGTTAGCGTTCCAGAACGGCGCTAGTATTGTAAGTATCGTACCAGTAGCTCGTGTATCGAACAGTGGCTCTGCTCAACCCAGTGACTGGGCTAACACATTGACTGTAGCCACTAGCGGTAGCAACCCAATCTACCTGTCCAACACTGCTGCTGATGTTATTGTACCTCTCAACTCACTTACATCCAGTGGTGTTATCACCGGTGTAACTGCAGGTACTGTAGCTTATGCTATCAACTCTTACATCAACACTCAGGCTAACAATGGTATCTATCAGAGAGCTTTCCTGGGTGTAGATGGCACCAATGCTCAGACCACAGTAGCTAGTTACCAGGCTCTTGCCAATGGTTTTAACAGTTCCAGAGTTAGCGTTATCTACCCTCCTGTAGTTAACTTTAATCCTGGTCTTAACACCACAAACGGTTTGAGCAACGCTACAATTAACATTGCTGGTTACTATGTTGCTGCCGCACTAGCTGGTTTGTTTGTAGGCCAGCAGCCGGACATCAGCACGCCAATCACCAACAAGCAGGTGCTTGGTTTCAATGACATCCCCAACCAGATCAACCTGACAGATGCACAGACAAGTTATTTGCCTTATGGAGTTCTTGTTGTTCGCAAGAAGACAGATGGAAACTTCTGGGTACTGCATGGGCTAACCACCAATGTACAAAACTGGTTGACACAAGAGATTTCCATCAGTGCAATTGGTGACAGACTGGCACAGCTTGTAAGGACTGACCTGATCAACAGTTATCTGGTTGGTGGGCCTCTCACAAAGAATACAAGTGCTGCTGCACTGGCTACTGTACAGGCGACTCTTACTAATGCTCTGAGCAATGGCCTGATTCAGGGCTATCAGAACCTTAGCTTCGCAGTCAATCCAGCTACGCCTACAACAATTACTGTCAGCTTCCAATATGCACCGACGTTCCCAATCAATTACATCCAGGCCAATGTCAGCCTTAACACGCAGACCGGTCAAGTAGTTTATGGTAACGCTCAGAGCAACTTCGTAGTCTACTAGGAGAACACATGGCTAATTCAAAATTCCGTGTAGGTGGTGGGTATACAGCCTTTGTATACAATGGTCAGCCACTGATTTATGCACAGATGATCAGTGAGGTTGGACCACAGCCTGTTCAGCAACCTCAGCCTATTCAACCTCTAGACAGCCCATACCCAATCGAGATTGCGTTCCCAATCGCTTTGAGTGCTGGGACTCTAGAAATCATGTTCCTGGAACAATGGAATGCCGAAGTATGGGCACAGCTCGGTGGGAATTTCTCTACTGCTAGTGACCTTCTGGATGTATTCAAAGCTCAGCTGGCCCAGGGTGAAGTAACCTGTGTAAAGGTTATCAACAAGCCAGATGGCACACAACGTAAGATTGTTTATCAGGGTTGTGTTGTAACCAACGTAACTATCGATGAGCAGATCAACATCCAGAGCATGACAATCCCAAAGACTATCCGTATCGTATATCGTTCAAGAAAAGAACTCCTCTAAGGAAAGGTAACATAAAATGGCTGCTCGTTCATTTGTAATTCAGCTACAACCTGGAGTCGGTCAAGCTATCCTGCCTGACCACAGAAAGATGCTTCCAGGTGTTCAGTACACAGTAGACGCAGAGACATTCAGCAAGATCAGCCTGGGTGCTCGCCAGAATATCATCAAGGTTGTTAACGTCAACCTGGACGACACTGGAACCGGTAGCGTAACTACTGCTAGTGGCACATTCGTGCTCGCACAATCCTCTAATGGTCTTAACCTGCAGGCTGCTGGCAGCGGAATCAGCTTCAATAACCTGCTCACCCAGGTAAGTCCTAACCTGAGCTCGTTCAGCATCGCAGGCTTTGCCGCTCAGGGGTATGACGCTGGTGGTACAGCTGGTAGCAACACTGGTATTGGTCTGCCAGCAGCCACGCTTAGCGGTGCTGCAGCAAACCAGACACTGGTTGGTCCTGACGGTGCTCGCTATGCACTGACTTACAACGGAACTGCCAGCACCATTAGCGGTGGCTGGGCAACAGTATGGTACGACGAGCAGAACCGTTACATCACGGTTGCAAGTGGGGCTACCTACCTGGTCACACAAGATGCTATCGGTACACCATACAACGTCAGCAGCAACGTAAGTGGAACCAGCACGCAGGGTGGCTACGTTACTGCTATCGGTACCAAGCAGGGTGGATTCTCTGGAGTTGCTCTGGTCAGTATCCCAACAGGTAACTTTGGTTGGGTACAGATCGAGGGTGTTTGCCCCAACGTTGTTGTACCAAGCGGCACTGCAGCTGGTAGCACAGTCGGTGTTGACATGACCAGTGGTGTTGGTGCAGCCAAGACGTTCGCACCACAAGCCACTGTTGTAAGTAGCAGCAACGTTGTCACTGGCAGTGCACTGGCCAACAACGTGTTCGGTACCACTCTTACCACTGCTGTCAGCGGAACTAATGGTCAGTACTACGCCAGTGTTGACATCCGTAGCCGCAGAGTAAAGAAGCCATACGTACGAGTCCTCAACAAGAACTAGTACGCCCAGGGTAGGTGCGATATAATAGTGTATCGCACCCTAGACCAGAGGAATCATGGAAAATAGTTTCACTGAAGAGACAGAAAATATTTCAACCTTCCCAGACGCCTGGAAGGATGAATTCGAGGGGTTGCTGTTCCTGGGTTACCTACAGAGTGAGGTAACCCAGATCCCCTTTCATAAGTTCGTTGTTAAGACTCTTACTATCAACGAAAAGATTGAAGTCAGCCTGATCACAAAACCATATCTTGATAGTGTTGGTTTTAACCGTGCCTGGAAATCAGCTACGGTAGCAGCAGGTCTAGTTAGCGTTGATGATCGGCCTCTTATTCCTTCACTTAAGAGTGTCAACTCATTAAAGCAAAAGTTTGATTATGTCACGCAAAACTGGTATGACGTTGTTGTAGAGATACTGTACGATGAGATTCAGCGGCTAGAGGATAAGGCAATAGTCGTTTTGGGCGAACTGGGTATCTTGCAGACAGTCGCCACCAACAGTATCTTTGCTGATGAGGAAACTAATGATATCCCAAAAGATGGGAATTAGATCCTTATGTTATTGAGCGTGCAGAGGTAGCATATCTGCGTGGCATATTGAACCAGACTGATCTTAATATGGTTCAAGAGCAGTTGCTGTTTGCTGTTATACACCGCAATAAGGTTAAAGATTCTGAAGATGAACTGCGAAAGTTCGAACAGATGATGATGATCAATAATCCTGCTATGTACAATGAGTACATCAAGCAAAAGCAGGATGAAGCTGACAGCGGCAACAGCGGAGTTACCTGGGTAACACCAGAGAGTGTTGAAGAAGCCAACGAGCTGCTAAAGCTGTTCTCAGATATTGATGAACAGGTTAAGTCAACAAAGTCAGAAAAGGAAAAGCAAGAAGATATGGAATTCATCAAGCAGATACAGTCTATAGACATGTTTGATGATATCGATATTGACCTGATTGGTGATTAGCCGTGCCAGAGATTGTCTTTAACATCACTGTTAATGCCAACGGTGCAGCTGATGCTATGTCGAGCCTGGAGTCTGCTGCTTCTCAAACAGCAAAAGACTTCCAGGCTATGGGCGATGCTCTTGGCGGCGTGCTTGATCGTGCTTCAAAACTTGCTGAGTTCTTCCAAGAGAACGTAAACCTTCTGGGTCAGATGAAAGAGATCCTTGGCCTTATTGGTGCAATGAATGAAGCTAACCAGTCTGCTCTGAATAATAACCTACAGGCTATACGTGAGATGACCACAAGTATCATCAAACAGGGTGGAACTTTCAACGATGTTAACAGAGCCCTATCATCTGCCACTTCAACGTTTGGTGGGTCCACCGGCAGCATGGTATACGACTTCCTTGCTGATGCAAGGAAGAGGCAATCATTTGAAAGTCAGCATGCTTCAACCCGTTCTGAACAGAACGCTGTAGACCTTAGTATCAATGACCCTTTAAAGGATCTCAAGGCAAGAGCACGAGCAGCGACCAGAGACGCTGCGGGTAGGACATCAGTTCCTCCTGAAGAAATACACTATGATGACGCTGAGCACGGTCCGCGTAAAGCACCTGGCTATGGAGATATTCGCATACCAGAGCCTGGCAGCCATGCGCTACATCTTGTAGAAGGCGGTGGACGAACTGCTACATCAACAATGATATACCCTGCTACCGATGCATTCAACAACGCAAGGCAAGCACTAAAAGAAAACTTCTCTAACATACAAAACAAGTATGGATTCAGAAACACTGGCGTCCACATGTCAGCTCTGGATGCATACGATCAGGGTACACGACAGATCGATAGGATACTGGGTACCCGTGGCTTTGGTGGCTCACTCGGCAGCTTCATGAAAAAAGAGATGTTCGGTAATCGTGATGATGTCAGAGCAGCCATTAAAGAAATAATGGGTACCGGAGATAAAGCAGCAGCCGGATTTGCTAATGCATATGCTGGTAGGGACCGTAGTGGTGGGCCGCTACAAAAAGGTAGCTCAGAAGAATTAATCTATAATGTTATGAAAAAGCTAGATCGAAATCTGAGCATAGCTAATAGCATTAGTGGCTATTCTATAGGTGGAATAGTAAACCCTGACACTGGTAAAAGAGAGGGTGGCCTAACTCTTGGCCAGATAGGTGGTGGTCTTGGAACAGCCTACAATGCATACCAGCTAGCCAATCAGGTTGCAGGCATGGTGAGGGTAGGGACAGGCTACGCACAGAACCAAGCCCAGGGATACGGAAACGTTGACTATGGTAGGAGTGCAGGAAACTTCATGGATAATGTAGTACGTTCATGGGGTGGTTTAAACCCAACATACAGCTTTGGTAATGCTCAGCAAGCACAGAATGCTGGCATTGGCTTGGGTTATCGTGGAGACCTGCTAGGTCAGTATCAGAATGCCGCTCAGTCTCTGCAAATACAGAATGGTATGACACAGGGTCAGACAGCGCAGGCAATCGGTGCACTACAGCAGGTTGGCATGAACCCAGCACAAACTGCTGCAATGATTCAATCAATGCGGAATACAGCTAACTCGAATGGCTCATACTTTAACACTGCTGCAGGACAAACTGCTGGAATTGCTGCACAGGGTAGTTTTATGCAGTGGGGTGGTAGCACTAGTGCCAGTGGAGCAGCTGGCAGGATAGCTAATAAATTTACTGGCAGCAACCCAGCTCTTGCCGGAACTGGTCTGACTGGTCAGGACCTGATGAACAGTCAGTTCGGAATGGCAATGATGTCACAACAGCTTGGTATAAGTTATAATCAGATGTATGCTTACCGTGAGAAGATGATGGGCACTGCTTCTGGTGCCAACAAATTTATTGATATGTACAGTGGCAGCATTATCAAGATGCTTTCAAACAGTGTTGGCAGAGATCTCATGACTGTTAAGAGCGTGCATGAGCTTGATCAGTACGCCAATGTTCTTATGGGTGTGTTGCAGGGTATGGGTATTAATATCCAGGGGCCATATGAAGCAACACAGTATGTATTTGAGCAGATCCAACAGGCTAAAGGTAAGTTTAATACAGTTAGTGGATCTGTTACAGGTAATGGTACTTATAACGGTGCACCGATGAGTGCTAGCAACCACCCAACTAGAGCAGATGGTTCATATGGTTCATCCAGTGGTGGGACAACAGGTTCATCCAGTGGTGGGACAACAACAGTGCCATCCCCTTCTGCAACTTCTTCTAACCATGCATCAGCACAAGCAATGGCTAGCGCTAGCACTCAGGCATTAACATCTTTATCAAGTCAGACAGCAGGAGCAGTTGGTGGCCAAGCAGCAGCACTTGCTGTAGAAGTTGCATTCAAGCAACCTCATCTTGATAAATTA